CCTGCTTTCGGAGAAGGAGCGCGAGTTCACCTACACGTTTTTCGAGAACCTTTATGATGAGAACGGTGTTGGCTGGTCTGAGGATTACGGGTTCTGCAACCGCTGGAAGAAGATGGGCGGTAAGATTTATCTTGATGTGACGGCAAGGCTTGACCACCTCGGGAGTTTCGTTTTCGAGGGAGACATTTCGAGAATACTTTTGGACAACAAGGCATGAACATACTGGAACGAGTAGAATTTAAAGCGTCCCCGCCAGTGGAGCAAGTCGGTGATTTCGCGGTTTCGACTGATATTCTGACTCCAGAGTGCATCAAGGAAATAGAAAGCCTATTGCGCGATAAAATTTTGTATGATGAGTCCTACAAAAATCATCGCGGTTGGGAGGTTGTGGTTCATGAGAATGGAACATCACCACTTGACCAAAAGGCTTCTGTCGGATTAAAGTGTTTAGCGGACTACACTAGCTATTTGCATTACTTGGTGGTACATAAGCGCATTTGTGAAAGCAAAATAAACGCCGCCTTGTCCGAGGCCACGCGCCTAGATTCTGCTATTAGGCATCGCCATGCCTATTATGACGAATGGGGTGATGAGATTGATCGATCACTTCTACCGGGTATGCTGGCAGAGCAAAGCAAAATCATAGATGAATCGAAGCGCGATCTTGACAAGATCATACGTTTAATCGAGGTCGAGTGTCGGTGAACGGTTTCATCTTCCATCCGGTCGAAGGCGCGAAGTACCGTAGAAATTACGAGAAAATCGCCCGCGACCTGAACGTCTTTCGTGACAAGAACGACTGGAAGAAAGCCATTGAGTTGATTCGCAAGCTGTGTTGGGATGACCTGTTTTTTTTGATGTACTTCGTTCTGGGATGGGGTGATATGAACCACCCGTGGCTGGTTGACAGGGCTAACGAAGTCAACGACAACCGCCACAAGACTCTGGACGTATGGAGTCGCTATCATTATAAAAGTTCGATAATAACCGTAGCTGGTACGATTCAGGACGCCTTGCGTGACCCCATGATACGCGGGTGTATTTTTTCTCACACGAAGTCGATAGCGAAGGATTTTTTACGTCGGATCAAGACAATTCTTGAAACCAACGGTTTACTTGCGGCCGCGTTTGAAGATGTAATCCCGGCTAACCCGATGAACACAAAGGGATGGCTGTGGTCCCTTGACGATGGATTACAGCTTAAATGCGGTAACGAGATCGGCGGTACATTGCAGGCTTCTGGACTCATAGATTCAATGCCCACGGGCAAGCACTTTACCCGGCGTATTTACGACGACGTGGTGACAAGGGAGGCTGTGTCAACCAGTGAACAGCGAAACAAGGTGTCGGAATGTGTTAGGCTCTCACATGCTCTCGGCGATCCAAAGAACGGAACTCACTGTTTCATCGGAACCAGGTATCACTTTGGTGACTTCTACGGTGAACTCATTAGGGGTGGAGGCTATACGGTCCGGGAATATGCCTGCACCCATAACGGAGCCTTTCCGGCTAAGCCGGGCAACGCGGAGGACGATGTATCTCCCATCGGCGATGGACGGGCAGTACTCTATACCCAGGACCACATATGGGAAGAGTTCAAGAACATGGGAACCGCGACCTTTGCTTCACAGATGCTTATGGACCCTATCAAGGCTGACGAGAAGGCTTTTGACGTTAATTGGATTCGGTACTACAACAATTCAACTGCCCGGCCACACACAAGAAATTTCATCTTCGCAGACCCGGCGGGTTCAAAGAAAGAGGGTTCAGCCTATACGGTCATGTGGGTGGTTGGCGTAGACCAGAGGAATTATTATTACATACTAGACTGCGTGAGAGACAGGCTCGACCTTCAGCAAAAGCAAAGGAAACTCTTCGACCTTGTGGCTAAATGGAAGGTGATAAAGGTCTATTACGAGAAATACTCCATGCAGGGCGACATAGAATACATCGAGGAGAAGAAGCGCGAGGAAGGATTCCATTTCCCGATAGAGGAAGTCGGCGGGACCAGACTGTCAAAGGATGAAAGGATTCTTAAATTACAGCCCTTGTTTCAAGAGGGCAGAATGATTTTCCCCGAGAAGCTTCCCTACACCGATTGTAACGGCAAGCTCAGAAATCTTGTCGATGACTTTATCATGGAAGAGTACAACGAGTTCCCCGTAAGCCAGTACAAGGACATGCTGGACGCGCTTTCAAGGCTTCGGGACGAGAAGGTAAAAGTGGCCGGCCCGGCGTATGTCGAGCCTGCTACGCATGAGACTGACAACCCCATTTTGAGGTGGCACAGGCAGTCCAAAGACGCGAGTAATGGTAACTCATGGTTGAACGCATGAAAGCATACGGGGAAGACGTAAGCATCAAAGACATGTACGCGGAATGGAACGATGACCTTGCTCACCTTTCGCTACTCAGAAACGAGATGAAAGAGGATGACGACTTTTATCTCGGCAACCAGTGGGGAAGCGTCAAGAAGAAGAAGGGCAAGCCGTATCTTTCGATCAATCTCATCAAGAAGCGCGTGGATTGGGTATCTGGATTTCACCGGCAGAATCGTAATGGCATGAAAACCTACCCGCACGAGGGATCGGACGACTTCCGCTCCGATGTCTATACACAGCTTTTGCAGCTTATGTATTCCTCGCGTCCGGTAAGTTATCAACTCGACGCCACGGTTGACGACGCAATCAAGTGCGGTATCGGGTGGTTCTTTGTGTACATGGACTACTCGCGGGACATCCTGAACGGAGACATTGTTATCAGACGCGAAGACCCGTTCCGCGTTCTGTTCGACCCATACATGAACAGCCCCGACCTTTCAGATTGCTCACACATTTTCAGGCGGGCATACCTGTCAAAGACAGAATTGAAGGCGATGTACCCGAAGCTTGCGAAGGAGATTGAAGGACTCCCGGATCAGGAAGAGAACGCGCTCGAAAATATGACCGCCCGTAGTTTCGGCGGGAAGGGCCGCGTCAATGTGCTGGAAAAGTGGTACAGGGGTTCAGAGGAACGCCCGTTCGCCATCAACCTTCAGACGATGGAGCATACTATTCTCGACAAGGGCGGTGAGCAAAAATTCCTTGAGTCGCTCGAAAACCCGGAGGACTACAAGATCGTCAACCGACGGGCCAATATCATCAAGATGAAGCGCTCTATCGGGGACTTCATCATGGCCTATGATGGGGTTTCTCCGTACCTTGAAGATGAGTACCCGCTGATACCGGTTATGTGGACGTTCGACCCTACCTGCCCAGATTGGGAATGGAAGCTTCAGGGGATGGTAAGGCCGCTTCGGGACATCCAGCTTGAAAAGAACAAGCGCCGTTCTCAGATGATGGAGTTCATCCTGTCGAAGAACATCAAGGGGTACAAGGTCAAGCGCGGCGCGAACGTAGACATGAAGGCATTTCTCACCGGCGACGAACAGGTTGTTGAAATGGACGACCTGAACGACATCGATCAATTCGACGGTCCGAAGATTCCCGACGCCTACGTGATGCTCGAAAAGGAAAACAATACCGACTTCGACATGGTTTCAATCCCTTCGGACATGCTTGGCGTACCCGACACGGGACAGCAGGCCGTGGGCGTTGCACAGCTCCGTGAGAGGGCCAACTATACTCAGATTCAGCACGGCCTTGACAATATCTGGCTTGGATACGAGATGTTGAGTAAGCACGTCATCAAGCTTGTCAACAAGCATTGGGATATTGCGAAGATTAAGAACATCGTCGGCGAGAACACGCCCCACGTCAAGGAACTCAAAGAGCTTGAAAAGCAGGCGATTGAGATTCAGTCCACCCCGCCACCGCAGGACGACCCGCAGGCTCAGGCGGAGTTTGTCCAGCAGGGCGAACAGATCATGCAACAGTTGCAGAATTTGCAACAGAAGATTGCCGAGTATTGGGACGACTTCGACAAGGGCCGGGCCAACATCGATTGGGATGTGAGATTCGGTGATCTTCAGGATACGCCGTCGTACCGGCTTGCAATTCTTTCGACGCTGAACGAATGGAAACACCAGGGCAACTATGTACCAGACAAGATCGCGTTGAAGTTTATGGACATAGACAAGAAAAGCCGCGAGGAGTGGCTTGAAGACCTTGATGGGCAGGCGCAGTCGCAGCAGCAGTCGGAACAGATGGCGATGCAGTTCGAGCAGATGATGGAACAGATGAAAGCACAGGTCAAGATCGAAGTCGCTAAGATCGCGGCTCAGGCGCAGATTGGCGTTGCAACTATCAAGGCCAACGACGTGTACGAGTCAGAACTGAGGATTCAGCGCGACAACGTAAATCTTGGCGACAATAAGATGGGGTAAGAGTTTGAACGACATAGACGCGATCAGGGCTATTCAGGCAATCATGGACTCCGCTCGTGCGGACAAACACACGGGCGAAATTGAAATAAGGCTTGTTTACGGGCAGGGCGGGGTTCGTGATTGCCTTTTCCTGTCAAGAAAAAAATTAGATTTCTCGAAAAAAAGTACTTGACAGATGTTTAGTATTTCAGTACTTTAGAACCAAATAAGCGGATTCTTTCGCACCCCTTTTGGATGTAGCGGAGGCCCGCGTTGGGAGTAATCCCGGCGCGGGCTTTCGTATTTTATACACGAGGTTTTTTATGAGCGACGAACTGGGTGTAGCCGCAGAAGTCCCGGAGGTAAGCGCAACCCCCGATACTGAAGTGGCAGCTGGTGCCCCCGACCAGCAGGTCGCAGAGACGGGTGTAACTCCTGAAACCCCCGGTCAGGACAAGGACGCAGCGGCGTTTGCCCGTTTGCGCCGAGAGAACAAGGCATACGAACGAAACCTTGCAGCGATTCAGGCGAAGCTTGATGCGATTGAGGCCCGTGTAGCCCCGGCGCAGCCGCAGGACGAGTTCAGGGACGATGACATTCTTACCGCCGGTGACTTGCGGAGGTTGGAATCGAGGCGTCAGGCCGAAGAAGCAAAGCGACAATTTCAGGACTCTTTCCGCGAAAGCGTGGCTAGGGTGAGTGCCAACGAGGACTTCGAGGACCGCATGGCGATTCTCGACGAATTTATTGCCACGAATCCTATATATCGCGGGTTCGACAAGATTATTATGGAGCACCCGCGCGGTCCCGAGATTGCATACGAGTTTGCCGAATCTCTCATGAATCGCAAACAGGCAGAAAAGAAAGGTCAGGTTTCCAAAAAACTTGACGCTAATCTAGGGAAACCCCCTCCGGTCGTCGGCGGTTCGGCCTCGCCCGTTCTGGACGAGGCACAGCGAATCGCAAAGATGGACCCTCTCGGCGATGAATTCAACAAGATGGTCCGGCGGGTTGAGGGTTATTCTTCCTAGACGAGTTGAAATCAGGACAACTCAATGGATTACACCAAAACCACTGACATACCCAGTCCTATAAGGACTTACTACGACAAGCGCCTGCTTCAGAGGCTCTTGCCGCGCCTCATCCACAAGGCAGCCGCAGAAATGCGACCGCTCAAAATGCGTTCGGGCGACCAGATCAAGTTTCGCAGAATCGAAAGCTTGGCCGCTCAGACCGCTCCGCTGGAAGAAGGCGTAACCCCTTCTCCGCTCGTTCTGGACGATACTCAGATCACGTCCACCATCGGGCAGTATGGCGGGTACTCCATCATAACCGACATGGTTCAGATGACCGACATCGACCCGATTATATCGGAGACTGTCGGACTCATGGGCGAAATGATGGGGAACACCATTGACCAGACCATCGCTTCGGTTATCAACGCCGGAACGAATTACATCCGCGTGACCGCGACCAACGTAGGCTCGACTGCCGGTGCTCGCACCGTTGTCAACAACGGCGTGTTCACCCCGTACCACCTCCGCGCTGCGGTTTCGACTCTGGAAAACGCGAACGTCGAAAAGATACAGACCATGATAAAGACCGGTTCCGGCTACGACTCCTCGCCTATACCGGAAGCTTATCTGTGCTTCATCCACCCGACGATTGCACAGTGGATACGCGGCGGGGACGCGACCTATTGGCCTGCGGCGACCTCCGGTTTCATCCCTGTTCAGCACTATGCCAACTATTCGAGCCTGTACCCCGGCGAGATCGGCGCGCACGTTTCCGGCGTTCGTTTCATCATGTCCACGAACGTCAAAACCTGGGCCTCGACCGGTGCCGATAACGTCACCGTGTACTCGAACCTCGTTGTCGGCAAGGGATTCTATGCTTGTACCGAGATGGAAGGCGGAGTAAGGACTTACGTACACGACCGCAAGACCGAAGGCGGACCGCTGGAGCAGCGTTCAACCGTCGGCGCGATCGTCGAACACGTAACCACGATTCTCAACGATAGCTGTGCCGTGCGCATCGAGTGCGAAAGCAAGCTTGCTGGTACGTAAAATCTGAAATGACGGGGCTAACCATGCCCCGTCGTTCATCCAACTTTTGAAGGAGAATTACAATGGATAAACAGGTTTTTACCGGCACGCTGACTTGCGATTCGACGTCTCTTGCCGCTATCAATGAAGTGATCGGATTCCACCCCAGCGCGGTCGAGA